AAGGAGTGTCTCGACGTACTGAGACTCTTTGTGCACAAGAGGTATTCACCAAGTGATGATGAACGCCCCCTCTCATGTTGGATATGGAGGGATGGGTCATGCTGACCCATCAACCACACCCGAGACCAAGGAGGTATCCTCCGAAGTCTTGGACCGGCCGGACGAGAAACGTGCTAGAGATAGTCACGTAAGGGTAGGGGAGTTAGTTGCTAAACTTTCTTCACCTACTCGTCTTCCCGGGACCCGTAAAAAGGTCAAAGGTAGTGCTGCACGGACAAACCGTGGGGCACGACGGCCTCCACCTAAACGCCTTTCTGCTGCACAGCGTGCAGAGAGGACGGTGGAGGAAAGTAAAATAGCTGTAAAGGGTTGCGTGTCTGCGCTGTTCTCTCTTCTTCGCATTTTTGGTCTTCGACCGGGTGCGATGACAGATAGAGCGTATCAAGACACCGTTGAACATTGGTTCAAGGGCGCAACTGCCTCTGGAAGCTGGATTAAGTTTGCTAAGTACAAGTTTGCACGCTTCTTCTGGCACTACACGACGCAGGAGGACTCTCCTCCTTGCGAGCCGTGGCCTGAAGGCAGCTTTGCAGACGCACCGGGTGTTTTGGCTTGTGGAGTCGCCGGGCGGTTGGCCCAGAAGCTCTCTCGGGGTCCCACACGTTGGGAATTCCTCGCGAGTGTACTCCAAGTCAAGAAGGGCTGTCCACGCCCTAGTGAGGCGGACCTGAAGGAGGCTGTTGAGAAGGCGATGATCGCCCTTTCCACCTTTCGTCAGGATCCTCCGGAGTGTATCGTCGCCTATGGGCAGAACATCGACGATCTCCGGGATGCGGGTGTTCCGCATCACCTCTCACGTGACACCCTGTGTGCTGCGTTGCGCCGAACCGTGCGTGAGGTCTTCGAGGGTAAGACTTACAGTGATGAGGACCGGTACCGGGTCATCTTTCCGAGCACTAGTGCGTGCTTCACCAGTGCCAAGGCCGACGGCGGCCTTGCTGGTGAATTCGCAGAATTTTGCCGGACAGAGCTCATCTCTGAAGTCCAATCGGAGATGGATTGGTATGAACGTCGTGGTTATGACATTCCCGATCCTTCCGCACCCCTTCCTGGTCCAGCTGAAGAACAGCCTCGGGTCCTCCGTGTTACGGAGTTCACACCGAAAAAACAGTTCGTCCGCTGGGAACGGTCAGTACCGTTTGACCTGCCGGAGGAGGGAGCTCAACGGGAGCGCACTCCATTCACCATCGATTTGACTTATCAGGAGCGATTCGCTCGAAAGTCATACCTTCGACTCCTTGAGAAGGCGAGGACGGAACCTAGTAATGTCCGCCCGGTCGGCCTTGCCGAGTCGCTGAAGGTCCGCATAATTACTGCGGGTTCGATGGCTCTCCAGAAGGTGATGCACCCACTCCAAAAGTTTCTGTGGCGAAGTCTCGTCTCTCATCCGGTATTCCGGTTGATCGGTGAACCTGTCACAGCCCGTATAGTCCAAGATGCCCTGGGCTCACGGTTGGGAGTGGATGAGTATTATCTCTCTGGCGATTACTCTGCTGCAACGGATAATCTGGCACCATGGGTGTCAAACACGATTGCAGATGAGATCGCGGCGGTGTGTGGGCTAACACCAGCTGAGAGGGAGTGTTTCTTGAAATCGCTGACCGGCAACATCTTCTTTGACAATGCAAAGGAGGTGTTGAAGGGAGGACTCCCGCAGGAGTGGGGTCAGCTCATGGGATCTGTGATAAGCTTTCCTGTTCTCTGTATTGCCAATGCGGCTCTCTGCCGCTGGTCGTTAGAGATAGTGCGTGCGCAGACTCTCACGTTGAAGGAGCTTCCAATGCTCGTCAACGGAGATGATGTCGTGTTTCGCACAACATTACAGGGTCACAAGATCTGGGAACGGATCACACACTTCGCTGGCTTGAGTTCGAGCATCGGCAAAACATTCCTGACAAAGGAATTTGCTCAAATTAACTCAGCCAACTTCGTTCGTCGGGAGTCGCCGGTGGACGACATCGTTGAAACCAAAAGGGGTCCTGTTAACCGACCTCTGTGGTTCCGCGAGACGAAGTATGTGAATCTCGGTCTTCTCTACGGCATGAAGAGAAGCGGGGAGAAAGTCGGCGAGGATGCCATCACGAGCACTTTTGGCTCCTTGGGCACTCGGGCGCGAGAATTGGTAGACAAATGTCCCTGTTTTCTGCGCGCCGCCGTCTTCCGCCAGTTCCTTCGTCACCATAGTGACGTCTTGAGTACGTGTCGAGTTCCATGGTTCGTTCCTGAACAATGGGGTGGTGTTGGGCTTCCTGAAGTTTGCAAGGAGTCTGAGCTTGAGGCAGTTGGTTGGCTGCCAGGTGATCCATTACCAGATCCAAAATACTGGTGTATCACCAAGCGAGACTTACAAACTGTCCGCGTCATGGCAAATGAGCCTCGACGAGCGGATGGCAAACTGAAGTACCCGATAACCACACTACCGAAGGATGCGGACTGGACAACTCATGCGTTTGTTCTGCGTAA